CGGGCCAACTCATCTATTTAAAGAAATCTATGAGCTTCTTTATTTACATTTAGACCCTAAATCTATACCACAGGCAGTTTTAATTATTGCCGGTTATCAATACAAAGCGGCCTTTGTTGCTGACCAAGAAATCAATATGGTGGCTTGTCTTACTGAAGTAATGGCCGGTTGTAAATTTAAATGATAGAATTTTTAAACGTAATTTATTTTATATTTGACGGCCAATATGTAAAAATAGGAAAGGCTGATAATTTAACAGAAAGATTACTTTCTCTTACAACAAACAATCCTAGAGATATAAAAATTTTAGCTACTATAGCAGTAGGTAAAAATAACATTTTTAAAGAAGAAAGATTAGCTCACGAGTTTTTTGAAAAATATAAAATAAAAGGAGAGTGGTTTAGTGAGGATATTTTACCATTATTACCTGATTATATAAAAAAAAGAAATGGAGTTATTTTAAATTTAGAGGAACAATATTTAAGTAGAAAACAAACAATGGTCGCAACATTAGAAGGTCTAAAACCAATAAATTCTTTCAGACCTAGATGTCATTTTTTTCCTCATTTACCAGCTCAAATAAAAGGAAAAGCTGGGCCTGGAGAAACATATAGAACAATACTTTTCAAAGGTAAAAGAGTTTTTATATCAGGTTCTTTTTGGAATATATATAGAGAACTTATAAACAGCTATGATTATATTTAATTATTATGTACGAATTAAAAGACTATCTAAAGGCCATTAACGAAACAAGTGAACCATTACTTGATAGTGATGATTCTTTATGGGAAAAGAAGTACCCACCTTACGTTATTAATCGTTGTCTTTCTATGTTTTGGGACACATTAATGCCAGCCAATGAAATGAATGGTTTACATTTTCTTCCTAAAAAAGTACAATTTCATTTTTTAATAAATAGTGTAAGAAAAAAGAAGCGATTTGGTGGCAAGTGGTTATCACAGGCCAAATTGAAAGACTTAGAGTATGTAAAAGAGTATTATGGATATAGTAATGAAAAGGCGAGAGAGGCACTAACAATACTATCCAAAGAACAGATTGAACATATTAAGAGCAAACTTTTTAAGGGTGGGAGAAATTAATGAGTGAGAGCATTAAATGGTCGATCCAGGATATGTTAGAGGTAACAATCAAACAGCCTGACGACTTTTTAAAAGTAAGAGAAACACTTACAAGAATAGGTGTGGCGTCCAGAAAAGATAAGACTTTATTTCAGTCTTGTCATATTCTACATAAACAAGGTAAATATTACATAGTGCATTTTAAAGAATTATTTGCTTTAGATGGTAAACTTGCTACACTATCAGAAAACGATATTCAAAGAAGAAATACAATTGCAATTCTATTACAAGATTGGGCATTAATAGATATAGTACAAAAAGAAAAAGCTGAGAACAAAGCGCCATTAAGTCAGATTAAAGTATTACCATTTAAAGAAAAAAAAGAATGGACACTATCGGCTAAATATAATATTGGTAAAAAGATTACAAAAGATGATGAAACAACAGGTGATTAAATGCAAGTTCCAAAGTTTAGAGATTTTATAAACGAGGCTAAAAAACCTAAAGACAGCGAACCAATTACAGTTGTTGTCATTACCAAATCTTCGCCTAAAGTAAGAAAACAAAAAACAGGTAATCGTAAGACTAAAAAAGAAATTACAGTAAGTTTTATACAAAGGTCTTGTAAGAAAAGAAAAATACCTTGTTTTATAATCAATACTAAACACTCAATCATTACAGACAAAGACGAAGAAAAAAATTCATTGACCATTTATAACTATGATGGTGAAGATGGTGAACATACTTTCATAGGTAAAAACACAGTTGTTATTACACGAGCAGGTGCAATTGAAGATGAAGCAGGCCTTTCTTTAATATCTGCCTTTCAAAATTCTGGTTCTTTTATGTTAAACACAAGGTCATCAATGTTAACTTGTGATAATAAATTAACTTCTGCTTTGTTATTTGAAAAGTTTAATATACCTACACCTAAAACAGCCTTTATATCAAATGAAAAAAATATAGATACAGCATTAAAGATTATAGGTGGCAAATTTCCAGTTGTAGTTAAAACATTAACAGGCACACAAGGTATTGGTGTTGTAAAGGTAGACAGTTACGACTCATTAATATCAGTAGTGCAGGCATTATTTAAACACGATGCCGAATTATTAGTACAAGAATATATGCCTACAGATTTTGATATAAGAACTTTTGTAGTTGATAATAAAATATTTGCTTGTACAAAAAGAGTAAAGGCAAAAGGTGAATTTAGGTCTAACGTACATAGAGGTGCTGTTGCAGAACCTTATAAATTATCAGATGAAGAAATAGAAATAGTATTAAGAACGGCCAGAGCATCAAAGGCTTATATCGTAGGTGTAGACCACATTATATACAAAGATAAAATTTGTGTATTAGAAGTCAATGGTTCACCAGGAACAGGAGCTGATTACGAAGGATATCATTATGAAGATTATGCTGACACACCTAATACAACAGGCCCAATAAAAGGCAAACAGTTAGTAGATAATATAATTGATTACATAAACAATAGGGACAATTGGGACCGTCAATCAATTATAGAGGTTGGTTATATTGAAACATTAGAATTAAGTGGCGTTGGTTTAATTAGAGCAAAATTAGATACAGGTAATGGTGCTGAAGTGAGTGCATTACACGCTGAAGAAATAGAAATTAAAGATGGTAAAGTTTCTTGGAAATATGATGGTAAAAAACATACAAGTAAACTGGTTCGTAAAGTAAAAATTTTTAGAGCAAATACAGATGATGTTGATGGCGAAGAAAGGCCAGTTGTTAAAATAGATGTAACATTTAATGGATTTGTTTATAAAGATATAGAATTTGGCTTAGATGAAAGAATTAGATCACGTAATGATGTGTTGTTAAATAGAGATATGATAAGAAGATTTAATGCTTCTGTAAATCCAAACCGAGAGTTTGTATTGAGCAGACGTATCAAACCTATTGACAAAAAAGATAAAAAGTAGTATAATAAAACAAAGAATATATTATGAGCGATTTGAAAATATTTAGATTAACAACAGGTGAAGATGTTATCGGTATTAAACAAGATACCAGTAATACAGAAGTGGTAGACATAAAACAACCATTTGTGATTGTACCAATGCAATCAAAACCAGGTGGGCCTGTTTCATTAGCACTTACCCCATATATGCCTTATGCTGAAGAAGATACTGTTTCAATTAAAAGAAACAATGTCGTAGCAGAGGTCAATCCAAAAACAGAAATAGGAAATTCATATCATCAGCATTTAGGAACAGGTATCGTACAATTTAAAAAACCTAAACTTATAATTGATTGATGATAACTATATACTTTGTAAGAAACGGCTCTAAGATTAGAGTTGATGTTCCTATTGGCCGTACTGTAATGGAAGCGGCAACACGATTTAGTCAAGTTTCTATACCTGAAATACCTGCTGATTGTTATGGCTGTTGTGCTTGTGCCACTTGCCATATCTATGTTGATGAAAAATGGATTGACAAACTGCCAAAGATAAACGAAAATATGGCAGAATTAGAATTATTAGAATACGAAAAAGGTTTTAAAGAAGGAGTGAGTAGATTAGGTTGTCAAATCTTTTTAACAAAAGAACTAGATGGTTTAATAGTACACTTAAAGGATAATAATGATAAGATTTTATAATGATATTAAAACCATTAAACAAATACACGGCGGCTGAGTTTGTAGCATCAAGGCATTATTCGGCAGTAATGCCTAAACTTACAAAACATTATCTAGGTTGTTTTATACAAGACGAGTTAATAGGTGTAATTACTTTTGGCTGGGGTACAAGACCTAAACACACTATACAAAAGTTATTTCCACAATTAGACACAAAAGATTATTTTGAGATAGGCAAGATGTGTATGGATGATAAAATGCCAAAAAATTCAGAATCACAATTACTATCTTTGTCTATTAAGTGGTTAAAAGAAAATACAAAGATTAAATATCTTTATACTTGGGCTGACGGTTTAGTGGGTAAACCTGGTTATGTATATCAATCTGCTAATTTTTTATATGGTGGATTTTCTATAACAGATACTTATGTTACCGAACAAGGAGAAAAGGTACATCCTAGAACAATGCAAGGACACATACCTAATACTAAAAATAGAAAATGTGGAATGAGACCAAATCCACAACAGTTAATAGAATTAAAATTAAGTCGTGTAAAAGGTAAACAGTTTAGATATATTTACCCAATGACCAAAAAAGACCGAAAGCTTTTAAAAAAATCAACAGTAGAATGGTCATTAAATTATCCTAAAGATAAAGACTTGATTTGGTACATAAAAAAGCCTGGCGAAACAGAATACACAGAAACGAATAAGATACCATTTGACTTATCTAAAGAAATGGTATATAATAAGAAGAATGTTAATATGTATAAAAGTGAAGGTAATTTAAGTGAATTTCTATAAGTCAGTAATTGAATTTAAAGGCAAACTTCTTGTAAGAGGCGTGCACGAAGGCCAAGAATATAAAGAAAAAATAGATTTTGATCCTACTCTTTATTCATTAACACAACAACAAACAGAATACAAAACTTTACAAGGCCAGTTTCTTAAACCTATTACATTTAAAACTATTGATGATGCTCGTAAATTTAGACGAGAGGTAGCAACCGAAAATTCACCTATCTATGGTTTAGAAAGATACCATTATCAATATATTAATAAACAACATCCTGAGAATATACAATGGGATAAAAAGTTTATAAAAATATTTACATTAGATATAGAAACGGCCTGTGAAAATGGCTTTCCTGATGTAGAAAATCCTATTGAACAATTACTTTGTATCACAGTTAAAAATCAAAACAATAAACAAATCATTACTTGGGGTGTTGGCGATTATAAAACCGACAGGCCAGATATTACTTACGTTAAATGTAAAGACGAAAAACAATTGATGTTTGAGTTTATGAATTTCTGGATGAAAAACTATCCTGATGTTATCACAGGCTGGAATACTAAATTCTTTGACTTACCTTATTTGATGAATAGAATTATATTAATTGCTGGTGATAAAGTGGCCAATAAAATATCGCCTTGGGGT